ATTCCATGACTTCCATCAAAAGAAATTCTAAAATCTTGGTCATTGCCTAAACGTAAAACTTTAGAATCAAATAAAAAAATGTCACTATTAAAAGTTGCTTCTCCTGCGGCTGACATATCAAGCGTGAGGGCTGTAATGGTTGAGCCGCCATCGTTGCCTTTGAAGAGTATATCGGAGTCTGATGTTATATTTCGTATTATTCCGTCACTTCCATCAAATAACATCATAAAGTCTTGGTCAGTTCCTAGACGAACAGCTTTGCTGTCTAAAACTCTGATATCAGAATTAAAAAACGCATCTCCACTTTCTGACATATCAAGTGTCAGGGCTGTAACATTGCTTCCGCCATCGTTGCCATAAAAAACTAAATCCCCATCACTTATATTTGACTGAATAAAAAAGTTATCGCCTGACTTAAAAAATGTTCCAAATTGTGTACCATTGTCTTTTAACTTTATGTCTGCGCCATCTGCATCCAGTATGATGTCTCCCGCAACGTCTAAAGTGAGGTTGCCTGAAGCATTGCTTATATCTCCGGTTACCTGAATACCTGTGGGGGTGGTTTCTAGTTTTTTGCTACCACCAAAATAAAGTTCCACACTATTTGATTGGTTCATGTTGGCTAAAGTATTTCCAACGGCATCTATGAAAAGAATATCATTGCCACCCTTTATGATTAAATCACCAGTTCCTATATCATTAATGTAACTGTTAGACCCATCATGGTAAATCTGTAAATCTTGTGAATTACCAAATCGTATTGCATTATTATCAGGAATATTTAAATCTGTAAATTGAGAAACAGCGGAGGCTACAACTGAGCCTGTTACATTTATACCACTTGAATTTACAATTACACGATTAGACCCTGCTTGTGACCTTATCGCCAAGTTATCAGAATCAAGGAGGATGTAGTTTCCGTTAGTATTCTTTAAGACACCATTCGTTCCATCTGAATAAATTTCTAAATCATTACCTGCTCCAAAAATAGCCTTACCATTATCAGGGAAGTTAGCATTGTTTGTAATTGAAATGCCTGTGGAGGTGGTTTGGAGTTTTACATTATTATCAAATCGTAGAACTACTTGAGCGTTTGGAACACACTCAATAAAATTTTCGCCTGTATCAGACTGTATACGAAGTTGGTTTGCTTGAATGTTTAAATTACCAGTACCTGCATCTTTAATATAACTATGATTTCCATCATGGTAAATCTGTAAATCTTGTGAATTACCAAATCGTATTGCATTATTATCAGGAATATTTACATCTGTAAATTGAGAAACAGCGGAGGCTACTACGCCCCCTGTCACGCTTATGCCTGTGGAGGTGGTATCTAATTTTTTTGAAGTTCCGTAATAAAGACTTGCTACATCACCTATTCCTGAGAAGTATGCCTTTGAACCATCAGCGTTTTGTAGCAGTAAATTTTGACCTCTTACAAATAAATGACCTGTACCTGTGTCAGCTATAATTGACTCTGTTCCAGTATGATAAATTTCTAAATCATTACCTGTTCCAAACTGAGCCTTGACGTCATCGCCTAGAGATAGGTTGCCTGTAAGCGTCCCACCTGATAAGGGCAAGAATGAACCGCTAAGATTTGCAAATTCAACTATACTGCCACTAGAATTCTTATAGAATATCTTTCCATCAGCATAGTTTATGGCTATTTCACCATGAACTAGGGATGAGGGGACGTTTGAGGATGTCCCCGAATTTTTTAATTTTATAGTTTGAGCCATAAAAGACTACCTAATTAAAAGTTGCCGCCATCAACAACGCCTGTATAAGTGCTACCCCAATTAGCCGCTGTAAGAAGTGTCGTCAACGTGCCTGTAGCTTGATCTACACGAAAAGAGCTTTCCTCTTCATCCCAAATAAGTTTCGCATTTGTTCGGGAAGGTGAATTTTCACCACCTGTCTGGCCTCGGTAAACATGAAAGCCACCGTCTGCGGCTGACGTGCTATGTGGTAAATCTGCATTTAACCTTATAATGCTATCGCCAGTTGTAACAGTCTGAGAATCTAAAGTAGTCGTTGTACCAGTTACTCGGAGATTTCCTAAAATGATTACTTCACCTGTGTCGTCTGTAGTTCCCCCAGTATTTTGTGATCCAACATCGCCTGTATCAACAGGTGAAGGATCAATATAAAACGTGGTTGGCCCTTTTAAAACACCGTTTAATTTACAATCGCCACCTAAAAAAGTACCACCCGTTCCAATATTTAAAGTTTCGGTATCAGGAATCCAAGCTAACGTCCTATCCGCTTTAAATGCTTTTGTGCCTGAAAAATCATCATAGAAACCTATATAGTGAGATGAAGTGCTAGTTGTATCTTCAGTTACAACTGCGTTCGATGCATTAGTTGCATTAGTTGCATTAGCTACTGAAGTAGGAACTGAGTCATCTACATATTTTTTGATTGATTGTTGTGTTGCAAGTGCAGTGGCACTGTCAGAAATCATATCATCTTGATCAAGAATAGTAGTAACTGTCGAACCAGAACCAAGTTGAAAACCGCTTGGTGAGACCGTTACTACAGTATCAGATTCAGAAACTATTTTTGTTTGTAAATTATTTGTGCCACTTATAGTATCAATAATAATACCGTCATCAGAATTATCAGCGGTAAGGTCTAAATTTTGACCAATAATTTTTAATCTACCTGAGCCTGTTTCTTTTATAGTAGCAGTTTTAGTTGATCCAGAAACGGTATAGCCTATTTCTAGCCTATCTGTAGTTGAACTAGTGCCACCAAAAATAGCTTTTGAAGTGGTAGAAAAATTAATATTGTCACTGGCAGAGACATTTATGCTAGTGCCGCCAGTTGTGCTACCAAGAACTAAAGTCTGTGCAAGAGTTTCATTAGTGTCTGTCCAAGGTACATTAACAACCATTTTATTAGTGTTAGTTAACTGTACTCCATAGTTTCTTGAATTTGTTGTTGTTACTGAATTAACATCAGATTCAGCTACATCAGTGTCGCTAAATAATTTAACACCGCCCCTTATAGAAGTACTAGCAAGGGGTAACGTGTAAACTGTATTAGTATCAGACCAAGGTACATTAACTACAAGTTGATCACTACTATTTTTTTGAATCTTGTATGTTCTACTTGCAGTATTTGTTGAAGTGTTTGCCGCTACAGAGTTTGTTCCATCTATATTTGCAGAAATTGTTCCTGTAGAAGAATCAAAAGTTATTCCATCTCCACCATTGAGACTATCTACTAAATCAGTATAATACTTACCACCAACAGATACTACTGTGTTGTTTGAAGGTTGTCCTATAAAAAGCTTATCACTATTATCGGAATATGCTAATTCCCCCGCGGACAACGAAGAGGGGGTAGCAGTAGCCGAGCTTCTTTTAATCTGAATTGTTTGTGCCATGTTTGTGTCCTATTAAAAACCTCCACCAGTTATTACACTAGCAGAGTTTAAAGTTGCTATCCAAACGGAACCTGTATATATTTTGAGTTCGTTGTTTGTACTATTAAAATATAAGGCTCCAATTAATAAAGCGTTTCCATCATTATCCAAGGAAGGATCAACAGATTTTGATCCTAAATATCTATCATCAAAACTATCAAAAGAGTTAATAGCTTGAGTTGCAAGAGCACTTGCGTTTTGAGCAAGTAAAGCTTGTTGAGTAACTTCATCAAGAAGACCAAAAGCTGTAGATGTTCCAGAGCCACCTGCTCCTCTAAATAATGCCATGATAACTCCTAGTAAATGAGGGGAATCAAAAGACTCCCCTCGTTTTTACTTATCCGTTGACAGCTAATACTATGCCTGACTCTGGTCGAAGTACCTTGACTCCGTAAAGAGTGTCAGCAGTATACAAGGTTCCAAGGAACTCTTGCTTGTACTGAGTCTGTGAACGTACACCTTGTTGCTCTGCCATAACCATAGCGTCTGTATGGAGAAGTAGAGCCTCTTTGATATCTCCACCGGCACTGTTGTCAGCCGCGGCTTCAATTACTGGACAGTTAGATGAAACAAAGATATCGATACCATAAAGGTTACCGATAAGACCGTTTCTTACGCCTCTTCCGTCTACGAAGTCAGAAGACATATATCGGTCAATACCCATGATTTCATTTCTTACTGAGGGTGGTATAACTAAAGAACGTCCGTCCATTGGAACATCTGCGTCATCTAGTTGTTGGATAGCCGCTCGGAAACCGGCATCGTTGAACTTATCGTTCGCGTCAACTTGATCAGTTGCATATACTTGGATTCCTGAAGAACCGTCAAAGCTAAACACATTTGAGTGTGTAAAGTCTGATCCATCTCCGTCACCTAGTGACTTACCAAGTGCAAACAAGTCTAAGTCTACTTGTCTAGCAAGAGCGTAACCTGCGTCACCTGTGTAGAACTGACGTAGTGAAGCCAAAGCCTGAACTTCAGTAATGTCTTCAATTAAACGTGAGTACTCAAAGTGCTTGTCAATAGTTACTTGAACTTCACTTTCAGTTGCGTTTTGAATTGTTACTGCTGTATTCTCAGCTTTAGCAGAGGCAGAACCTCTTGTTGGTTTTGGTATGTGTAAAGTATCTCCTTTCTTACCAGTCATAGCCATTTTTTTGACTAAGTTAGCAAGTACTAGAGACTTTTCATAGCCGGCAATAACTTCATCACTCCAAATCTCTGGAATAAAAGTAGCCGCACTAGTGTTGTCTACCGCCCCGCCCATTGCGGGATATGTTGATTGAGCCATAATACTAGTCCTTAATTAGTTTCGGACTCTCCTTTCTTGATAGGCTTGCATTATCTCATCTGACAATGCTAAATATCTTTCTGGATCGTCCTTCATTAGTTTAATAATGTCAGAACGTCTATAAATTTTTTTAGATGCTTTTTCACCGCTTCCTCTAGCACTTCCAGTAGATGCCGCTTTAAGTGCATCTTTGCGTTGTTGTTTTTCATTGTCCGCAGTCTGGCTTACTATTTGCTGACGTTCTTTCCATGTGGAAAACAATTCATCAGCGGCTTCATAATCATACTCTCTATCAGCCTGTGTAAACAGTTGAGTTCTTATCTTACTACCTTTAATCCAATCAACAAACTTTGCATCGTTCAGAATATCTTTCATATCAGGATGTCTTTTTTGTAACTCAGTCATCGCTGTTTGTTGTTGATAATCTACAGAAGCTTGCTCTGCTTGTTTTATCTTTGGATGGTTGTTGATTGCTCTTTCAACCGCCTTCTCAGGATCAGAGAAAAAATCTATTTGTTCTTCCTCATCCTTTTCTTTCGGTGCATTAGTTTTTGAGAGTTGAGTCTGGATATAATCATCAACGACTTTTCTTAGCTCACCTACTTCAGAACTCTGTCTACCTAAAAGTTTCTCAGCTTCTTGGTGCATACGCACTATATCTGCTGTGCTTTTACCTTTGTACTTATCTGGAATTTCTTCCTCAGTACTTTGTGTTGTTTCCGGTTCGGGTGTTGATTCCTCGATTGGTTCTAAAGGTTTGTCAACACTAGTTTCATTTATATTGCTAATTTCTTCAGTTTCGTTTTTATCGTCTTTATCCGGACGCTCATCTATAAAAGTTGCCATTATTAAACCCCGTTGGTAATCCAATTATGGAGGTGTATTATGTAAGGATTACTACGAATTTGCCTTACGTTCTTTTTGTATCTTCTTTTCGCGATCTCTAGCCCATTTCATGGTAGCACCTACAAAATCACCTGATATGGGATCAAGGAGACTGCGAACAGGAGATATAACTTTACTAGCTATTTCAGAACAAACTGGACACTCTATCTCTCTAGTTTTATTATCTATTAACTTTTCAGTAGTGTGTCCATTACTGCATTTAAAATCAATGAAGATTCTCATTAGTTTACACTTTTAGAAACTTCACTATCCTCTTCTTCAAATGCTTCTACTTCTTCTTGTTCAGCTTGTTCTTTAGCTGTTTTTAGTCCTTCCTCTAAATTTAACAAACTTGCTATTATTGAAAGTTGACCTTTACGAAAATGAAGGTCTTTCACATCTTTACAAGCATCTAAATTATTTATTTGGAAGCCATTGTTTTTCAAGTCTTCTAAAAGATTCTTCCAACCCTCTGTTCTAAACATCTCTTCAAATGATCGGTTTACTTTTTCAAAGTTTGCGTGTTCTTCTGTTGTTGTCATACTGTTTCTCCAAAGGACAGTTAATTAATAGAATATACTATACTTAGTATACTCTTTATTATATCACATTTTTAACGAAATGTCAAGTATTACTTTTTTCTAGGCTTTCGCTTTGGTTTAGTAACTACTTTCTTTTTCTTTTTGGGTTTACCATATCCGTACATCATTTCTTTGTTTTCCTTCTTTTGTGTTGATAAGAAATTTTTTTGCTTGAAGTTTTTGTTCTTTTAAATTTCGATTTTTCAGCAGAAGACATTTCACCAGTAGTCTTTGGTGTTTTACTTGAGACTCGTTTCGATGGTCTACAAGCCGGGTACGGCCTTCCTTTTTCATTCTTTCCTCTACCACATTTTTTACCCGTCTTAATATCTCGCCAGTCTTCTTTGAACCAACGAGTCAAACCGCCACTAGCTCTACTTTTTCTTTTTGGTGCTGACTTTTTTGTATGTGCCGCCACGTTTCTTATACTCCCTAACTAACCATGCATTAGCGTATGCGCTCGGATATACTGCAAACTTACGCTTTGCTTCTGACTTTACTCTTGAATATAGAGATTTATTTACAGGAACATTTTTACTAGCCATTACTTTTTGCCTCTTTTATTTCTTCTAGCCGCTGTAATGATATCTCTTCTAGTTATTTTATTTCTAGGAGGTGCTATAGCCGCAAGCTTTTTTTGCTTGGGTGTCATTTTTTTCTTTGGCATTATTTTTTCCTCATTGCTTTTGCTTTAGCTGTTTTAGATAAGTCCTTCATGTGAAATAAAGGCTTACTGTTTTTTGTATGTCTTGCTCCGCTATGTAGTGAACCATCGGGCATTTTATGAGTTCCCCCCATATGAGGAGTACCATCTCGAAAATAATGTTTTACACCTTTAGCCATAATTACCTCGTCAATATATTATACATAATTAAAAAACAACAAGTTATATTTATTAACACTATAACTGTTCTTATTATGGAAACTAGTTCTACCTCTGATTCAGTATCACCAATAGGTTGACCTAGGCTTAACGCCCATATTTTCCATAGCTTTCTCATCTCTTACCACTTTGTACGGTTAGCCCAATATGCCGCAGACATTTTACCTTTGGCTATATTTTTAGCGTGTCTTGCTTTAAAAGATTTTCTTTTAGCTTTCATACGAGCAGATTCACCCGCTTTTGGCTTTCCTGCGGTTTTGGCTCCTTGTTGACCAAATCTAATCGTCTTGACTTTGTCACCTTCTTTCGCCACGACAACATGGCTCTTTGTAGGGTGATTTGGGGTACGTTTCGGTTTATTGTATCCACTAACTCCTGCCCTTTCTAATCTTGAATCTTTTTTAGTACTCATTGTTAATCACCAAAAAAATATATGTAAACAAATAGACCGCCCCAGAAAAGAAACAATACTATTATGTGCCACCAACGTGCGCCTTCTCCGTTATAGTCTTCTAGCCAACTCATCTTAAAAAATCAAAAGCTTGACTTACAGATTGTTGACTAACACACTCACAATTTAAGTTTTTTCTATTTGGTCCTTGACAATATTTAACCATATCTCTAGGACATTGTACCTCGTTAAGATCAAACAAAGGTTTTCCTTCAAAAGTTATTGGCTTATAATCCTTTTCTACTGTAGCACATCCAAATGCTAAAGTCAATAGGGGAAGTAAATACCAAATTTTCATTAATTTATCCTCTCTTTTGCTGAAATTTCTCTTTCCTTAAGAAGTCTATCTGCTAACTTTAATCTTTTTTCAAACTCTTTATCATCTTGAGTTCCTTGTCTAATATTAGCGGTAATAGCTTTTAGTTTATCAATTTCTAACTCTTCAGGAATTATATCAGCTTCCGTAGCTAATTTAGCGGCTCTAGCTTGCGATTCTAAAGCTTGTCCATTTAACGCGGCAGTTTGTGAAGCTTGGAAAGCCAACTGAGATTCTTGTGAAGCAATTTGTGCTTCTTGAGCTTGTGGATCAGGCTGATTAGCTTGTGCTAACGCTTCTATCAACTGTTCACGGTTAGATAAATTCATGTTATCTATAATTGACATAATTAACTGAGAATACATTGGTGTTTCAGGTGACATTGTTTGTAACAACTGAACAAGTTGTGATACTTCATATTCTCTAGCAATAATACCTAAAGAGCTTGAAGTGTGAAACTTGTAATCAGCAACAGGATATTCTTCAGGGGAAAACTGCATATATCTGTGTGCGGCTTTTGTTACAAATGGAATCAAAAAAGATTCTTGGAAGTTTATCAAAGTTCTTTTGTGTCTTTTAATTATTGCCCCAAGAGACATAGATATACCTGCGGCAGTAGCGTCCCCATTTATTGAACCGGGAATACCTGCTGAATCAATAGCTCCTGTAGCTGTTTGAACCATTTTTTGTAAAGCATCTGCTTGTGCAAATGTAAGTTGATTTATATTACCAAAATTAAATGGCTTTAACACTTCATTTGGTGAACCATTAGTTAGTATCACTTTACCGGCTCTAACTTCAGGTCTTGTACCCCTAGGTAATCTAGTAGCGTCCATAGCTAACATAGGGTGTATGGTTAACGCAAGAGCATCTATTCTGGCTCTTATTTCAGCGTCTAAGGCTTTTTGTGAGTTATACCCTTTCTCACATATACCTCTGCCCCAAAACCTGCTAGGAACGACATCCCAAGGAAATGCAATGATAGGTCTATCTTCCATCATGTAAGGATTAGCTTCTGCTTTTAACAAATCACCTTCATTAGCAATAACAACAATAGCTTCTACATATTGACTTTTGTTATTATCTTCTTCAGTTAAATCTTCTATTTCAGAATCTTCTTCTATTTGAGCTTTCTCAAGTAAGTACCTAGGGACTAAACCATAATACTTTAAAAGTCTAACTTTATTATCTGAATATGAGATAGCATCTGTTTCTGGTTCGATATCAAAATCAGGAGGTGATGTTCCTATCTCTATATCTCTATATATTCCTTTTTCCTGAGCTAACTCAACGGAATGTAAAGATACAAACTCATCTACTGCAACACCCATTGATTCTTCAATGGAAGTAGCTATAGGATCAATTAAAAAGTTTTGAGGCATCACAGGACGGAGCTTAACACATATTTTATCCTTTATGTTTACTCCAACAGCAGTTAAATTACCATCCATGACCGGTTGAGTAGCAGGAGTCATGTCTTTTTCTTCTTCAAGGACAATTTCTGCAATTCCTGTGCCAAAAACTGCTGAATTTATAAGACATTCCGCAATTCCTTTGCGAATTTTGTTCTTTTTAAAGTCTTTTAGAAGAGTTTCCCTTAAATATGCTATATCTTGCTTTTGTGGATCAGCAACATCGTCTTCAATATCAAACCATCGGCCTCTACCAAAGGTAGCTTCCTCTAATTCAGCTACAGCAGACTCAACTGCTTGCTGAAGTGCCGGGCTTACTATTCTAGATCGCTCTGAGCTTCTTGTTCTATCCTCTCCAGACCATTGACCTCTCCATAATCTATAGTATTCATCAAATTTTCTGGAATAATTAGTATCAAAGTGGTTTCTCCAGTCTAAACACTTGTCAAGAACCCAACCTTCTAAAGTTTCTTCGATCATAAAGTTTTCATTATCGCCATAAGCCATATTAATATCCTGTGTATGCGTCTAAAAGTTCATATTCTTCTTCTTCAAAGTCAGAAGTATACGCTATATTTGCTAATTGATCAACATATGCCAAAGAATCAATTAAATCATCATGGACTAAAGGGTTTGGAAACTGAAATAACTCATCTAAAAACTGTGTATTCCAATCACCTTTATTTAAAACTATAGCTCCATGCTCAAAACGACCTTGTAAAGCCCAAACAATGCGGTCAGTTTTCTTTTTATTACCATGAGTAAGCTCATCTACACGAAAAAACCTTTGGTGTTTCTTCATTAAGTCACTTAAATATGGCAGTACTGCGTTTTTTAGTGCTCCTTTCTCTATACCTACGGCGACAGGGCGGTACTCAGCTACAGCTTCAAATATTTTCCTTGCTGTTTTTTCCACACCCCATCTACCGTGAATAATATTTGCTACCCACCATCCGTCTTCATTTGCTTTAACAACGGATATTGCGGTTTGATCCAGACGTTTTGTTTTTGTAGTCACTTTGTTAACGTCTGCAAAACCCGCAAGGTCTACTGCAATGTAATATTCACCGGTATCAGGTTCCTCCTCGGAAAACTTTACGTATTTTTCCTTAAATAGTTCTGAGTCCTGAGCTTCAAAGGAAGCCATAAATTCTTGTCTAAAGGAAAATGCTGACATTGATTGCTTTGCCGCATTGATTTCCTCTTCATCCAACAACGGATTATCATAGCTTGTAAAATGATATCCTTTAAATGACTCATCTTCAGACATACAAGCATATGTATATAATTCATAAAAGTGATTCCTACCCATTGGTGTTCCAATAAATAGAGCGTCACCTTTCTGATCCGCAAGTGCCGGACGTAATATCTGTTCCCATACTTCCGGTTTCATGTCGGCATACTCGTCCATGACAAGAAACCTAAGACTGACCCCTCGCATCGTTTCGGGTCTGTCTGCTCCTTTTAGAGCTATGGTAGCACCGTTTACTAATTTTATTTGTAAGTTATTTACATGGCTTGATGCAATAACGGAATGACCTAACTCCATCAAGACTTGCCACATAATATCTCTAGCCTGACCTTGGGTTGGTGCTACGTAGAACACATGACCCCTGTCTGCTTGGAGTCCTCTAATGATTAACATCCAAGCGGCTAACCTACTTTTTCCTGTTCGTCTACCTGCGGCAATAACTTTAAATCTTGTGGTATCGTTAAAGACTTCCTGTTGCCAAGGAAGTAACGATACGTTTAACTCAGTCAACTATACGTCCACATCACCGGAGTTATAGAATCAGAACCCCAATCACGAGTATCAACATGGATAAAGCTACGACTAACTCCAATTCCTGAAAAACCCAATTCGATAGCCTTCTGGACCAATCGATACCTTTGTGTGCCATCCACGACTTTAATGTCTGCGGCATGTCCTTGTGAGTGTTGTCCTGCAATTTTTTTCTTAGCCTCTATTGGATGTGATGGTGAACGATAACCACTAGTTATAATAAACGGAAACCCACAAGCTTCTCTTAGCTCATCGAGCTTCTCAATAAATTCATCTTTTATTTTATTTGTGCCGGTGTATTGACACACAAACTCTTCTCTTGTAAAATACTTAGCCATCTATTACATCTCCTTCTATCGGGTCAGGTTGTATGACAGTCTCTCCTACACCTGTAATGTTTATCTGTATGGCTGACCTACCTGCTCCTTTTACTACGTCTTTTTCAAAGACAGCAGTTGGTAATATTCTGTCCATAACAAGCTTCCATGCCGCCGCTTGATTCTTATGGTCATCATTTAGAGCCGCATCGAATATCGACTCTAATACTTTTCTCGACTTTGGGGAAGACAACATCCTCCCTTTGTATTCATTGATTATTGCGGCATCACCTTTGGGCCTACCGCGAGACAATCCAGTCTTCCCTCTTTCCCTAGAGACCATTTCATTCTTCTTAGGACGGCCTCTCTTTACTTTAGTATTCATAAGTATACTCTTCGTTATCTTTAGTATGTTATTTATTAAATAAACTTAATAAACAAACTAAAGGCTTTTAGGTTTACTTTATTAACTTTAGTTATCCTTTCTATTATAGCATATTTTTAGCCATTTGTCAAGCTTTTCTTGTGTGTCCTTTTATTGTCTGTGTACGTCATATGGGGGCCGATCAGATTTCACTTGTAAATCAATAGCTTACATAAGGGGCCAAAGGAGTCTTTTTTTTCTAATTTAGCCTTTTTTGTATACATGCGGGTACACTAAGACTCTCGCGATTCGCCAGACCCTCCCGCCCCATGGTAACATTTTTGAATCCAAAAGTCAACAAAAGAAATCACAAGAATCCCCGGGGAAACACAAAGGGGCTCTCAAGTCAACAAGTGTGAGTGACCGAGCGGGTGCTATTAGTCACCCTTTATGATTGACTATCATATTCTTGTGTGTAACTATCGGGATTCATTCATTAATAAAGGCTTATATATATGAGTTATTACAAAAGGAAAAAAGCAAGGGAAGCCCGGCGAATTATTAAGTATGTTCTCACGTGGTGTTTTGTATTGCTTCCGGCGGCTTTGTTCTTTGGGGAGCTTGCGAGCTTAGGCATCAATAAGACCCCGGGAATCATTACCACTCTGATATTAGAACATCAGAACAACATAAACCAATAAAGGATAAAATAAAATGAGATATAGAAGCTATGAAAGAACCCCGAGGAATCCGCGAGAGCTGAGCCAATCGGATGTTAAATTGTGTCAATTATATGATTTGATTTATTTCGCAAGTGGTGAAGTTGAAGAGTTAAACGGGGAAGAACTAAAAACCCATGAGTATTCGGTTCACAGGGCTGAGAGATTATTAAATGAAGCTTTAGAAGTAATTGGGGACATTGTAAAAGATAGGCAACCGCTCCCGGTGATAGAGTCTAACTACTTCACTAGTAAAGCAGATTATTATCGAATAGAAAAGGGGGCTCTATAATGGACGAGCGTTACAACGTGCCGGAAGTGGTTAAGGTATTTATTGAAAACTACGAAGAGCCACAAGGCGAAGAACAACCAATAGAAGAGGTTAAAGCATGCCCAGAGTAATCAGAAAAGAGGGCTCACCCGTGGCCCTAAGATTTCACGGATTAAAACAATTTAAAAAGGATTTCTCGCATCATTTTAAAGAGTCCGATAATTATTATACGTTTAAATCATTAGCCCATTTTAGCCGGGGCATTTTTGATGCAAGATATACAGTGATCAATGGCGACTTAAAGAAAACCGGCGATATTTGGATTTGTGATTAATCAAAATTAACTCCCATTTGCCCCGGTTTATCCGGGGTTTTTTTTGTTTACAGTAAATTGATTAGTATGCTATAATAATAGAACGGAGGTACTATTTATGAGAACATTAACAAAACAACGGGCAACCGTTAAGAGTTTACCCAGTAAAAAGGGTTTCATATTATACGAGGGTCCTAGCGTCCTTGATGGGTCACCGATTGTTTGTATCGCGACTCTCTCGACTAGTAACAGAAAAACTGGCGCAATGGTTCAGACGTGGATAATACGAGCTGATAAGGACCCAGTGACCGCGAGCAAATTGGGCGATGATGTCTCGATCTGTGGTAATTGTCCCCTACGTCATCACACTGGCGGGGCGTGTTATGTTAATATAGGACAAGCTCCGCGGGCTATCTTTGACGGATTCATCCGCGGCATTTATGAGCCCTTTGATTATAATCAGCATAAGGGCTACTTTTCGGGCCGCAAGGTTCGATTAGGTGCATACGGTGACCCGGCGGCGGTTCCCTTTGATATTCTTAATATAATTGTGGATTTGTCCGCCGGTCACACGGGTTACACTCACCAGATAAAGCACAAGAACTTTGATAAAAGAATTATGCGAATTTGTATGGTTTCAGCGGATAGCCCTAAGCAAGCCCTAAAGTATCAATCAATGGGAGCTCATACTTTCCGCGTGGCTTTAGCTAACGATGCTCTGTTTGATAATGAAATTGAATGTCTAGCGGATTCAAAGGGTCTCTCGTGCCTTGAGTGCGGCCTGTGTGATGGTCAAACAAAAAATATAGCAATCGCGGTGCATGGTTCGCGCTCTTCTCGGTTCAAGTCTAACTTAATCGCGGTCGGCGGTTAAAGTAATAATTTATATTTTACAGAGAGAGGTAAAAAAGTGAGTAATATCAATAACTTAACGCCTAAGCTGCTGGAAATTCTAGAAATTTCTGACAAGCTTTCAGAGGCTATTTGTGCAATAAATTCAGATGAGCATCGAATCCCTTGGAGGGTTTTAAATGAATTAATGAAGCTAGAAAAAGCGGCTTTACTTTTTAACGAAAAAATAAATAAATCGGAGGCAATAAACGGATGCTAACAATCGAGGAGGAATTAATTTTAATTGAAACTGAAGCGGAAAGCCGTGACGTTGACGCGGTCGAATTGTTAGAGTTAATCAGAAAAAAACTCTCAGAAAAAAACGATTTGGGTGAATACGCTGAACATTTGGAAAAAATTATTTGCAGTTTTAACACGGGCGAAGCTTTTGAAAAAATCGCTCATCACATAACCTATGAAATGGAGGAGTACTAAAAGATGGAAAGTAACTTAAAAAATGAGGTTTATGAGACTTTGTCCATAATGCCGGAAATGGTCACAGTTGAAGAAACTGACCCCATGTGGGATTTAAAAAGCATGCAAGATTTTGTTGGAGGTTTAATTGAAAGAATACCTCTATACAATGGCGATGATCTGGTAATCAATGAAGAGGGTTTATATTTGGATTTACCGATCAATGTGAAAGCTACCGAAATATTTTTCACCAGTATTGGTAACGGTAATAGAAACGAAGGTGTTGAATGGGCCAGAAAAAAACGTATAACACCTATTGTTGGAGATGTTTTACTATTTAAAGGGGGAATGAGAGATGCCTAGAGAATTGGCTGATATTTGGGGTGATCAATACGAAGCAATGATTGACCCTTTTTGGGACGTTGCGGGAAAATCTGAAGAGCTCGCAGAAACTTACGAGTCACGCCATGAGTATGAGGAGGATATGGAACTCAAAAGAGCTGAGATGATGGAGGAGGTTTACTTAAACAGTAAGTAACTGAGAAGCCCATTCTAACGAGTGGGTTTTCAATTATTTACTTTAAAAAAGAGGGATAAGTATATGTTTACAAAGAGATTTGGAAGAAAGCACTTGACATTTGAGTTCAGAAATGGTACAGGACTTGATATTGAATTTGCTGATTCCAGACCCGTGTGGATTATTGATACAGAAACCGGGGAATTAAGTGCAATGGCTTTTAAAGGTATTATTTTACTTTTACCGCTAATTGTGATAACATATGGAGAAGTACATCAAGAAATGGAGGTAATATTTGATGGGAAAACTTAAACAACTTTTAATCGATAACGAAGAGTTTAACAACGGAGTCGAAGAGTTACGCCTTGAACCAGAACAACGTGAGGAAATGGTTGATGAAATGGTTGAGCATGATCTGGCTTATTTAAGCCTAGATGCCGCTAGACAACTAGCAAAGGACGCACTCCGAGATTCATACAAAGCTTTTTCAGATTCCGAGATAAAGTTTACATATAATCGCGGCATAGGGCGATATGAGCAGATGTAAAGCCTGTGATGTCATTTTGACTGATTTCGAGATGACACGGAAGGAAAAGATCAACTGGTTAACTAGGAGAAATCTTAGGCCAGATAAGTATCTTGATCTTTGTCTAAAGTGTCTCTCGATATCAAATGAAGCTTTACTTGAAGGTAAAAATAAAATTGAAAACAGAAGTTATGAAGAGGTTATGGAGCTATTAAATGACCAATGATGACTTTTCGGTCACAGTTATTTTACTTCTTTCCGTGTTATTATGTTATAATATCCTTAAGTACTTTAGTTTTTTATTTAATTAATATTCTTTAGTACTAAATTAAACTAAACAAACCAAAGAGGTAAAGTATGTCAGTAGATATATTAGAAGGTAAAGTAGCCTTCCAGAATCTAGAGGAACCTGAGTTTTATCAAGGACAATCAACTGGTAAATACTCTATTGTTTTGTCTCTAGACGAGAAGACATCCAATAAGTTATTAGATATTGGTGTCAAATTAAAAGAGTACGAAGGTGTCAAACAAAGAAAATTCTCAACGAAGTACAAAGTGCCTATCTTTGATACTGATGGGACTCCGTTTGAAGGTGAGATACCTAGAGGTTCAAAGGTGAGAGTAATGTACACGGAAGGTAATGAACATCCGGTGCATGGTACAGCTACTTACTTAAATAAAGTTAAAGTTATTGAGTTAAATGAACCACTCGGAGATGGTGACTTTTGAGATCAGATGACGATTCAAAGTTTATTCAACATGAGCCATGCCCTAAGTGTGGCTCTAAGGATAACTTAGCTAGATATTCAGACGGTCACGCCTATTGTTTTTCATCCGGTTGCGGATACCATGAAAAATCAAACGGTAACGTGGTTAGTCTGGAAAGGTTTAAACAAACGAGGTCTTTGGATATGACAGGAGTGGTTGCGGCAATCCCAGATCGAAGAATCAGCCAAAGTATAGCTAGTAAGTACGGAGTTACGGTTGAGTTCGGAACAGATGGAAAAATTACAAAACACCATTATCCTTACTATGATAAGGATTCAAAAAACATAATCGCATCTAAAGTAAGAATATGCGATAACAAAAGCTTTTACTCTACAGGAGATTTTCATAATGTCGGGCTATTCGGGCAACAGGCGTTCCAAGGTGGCGGTCAATACATTACGATCACAGAGGGCGAGGTCTGTTGCTTGGCTGTCTGTGAAATGTTCGATGGGAAATACCCCGTTGTATCCATTAGAAGCGGAGCGTCAGGAGCAGTTAAGGACATCAAAGAAAACCTAGAGTGGTTAGAGACATTTAAGAATGTAATTATTTGTTTTGATAGTGATAAAGCAGGACAGGATGCCGCGAAGCGTGTTCTTGATCTGTTCAGTCCAAACAAAGCAAAGAATGTAGTGCTCCCGATCAAAGATGCGGGTGCTATGTTAGAGCAAAATAAAGTTCAAGCTTTTGTCCGTGAGTGGTGGAACGCAAAAACGTATCAGCCTGATGGTATAGTACCCGGTAAGGACACTTGGGAGCTGATTTTAGAGCGTTCCGATAGGGAGTCTATACCCTACCCTTGGGCTTGCTTAAACGAGCTTACACACGGTTTTAGGCCCCAAGAATTGGTTACGATAACTTCCGGTTCCGGCATGGGTAAATCACAAATTGTAAGGGAACTTGAACATTACTTATTAAATGCTACCGAAGATAATATTGGAGTGTTAGCATTAGAGGAGGATATTACCAAGACTGCCCTTGGTATTATGTCCATTGAAGCGAATCGTTTACTTCACTTGGATAAAGATGTAAATGAGGCAGAGAAGAGAAAATATTGGGAGAATACTCTAGGTAAAGGCCGGGTATACTTATTTGACCATTGGGGCTCCACAAATGAGGATAACCTTTTGGGTAGAATCAGATACATGGCTAAAGGTCTGGATTGCAAATGGATTATCCTTGACCACTTGAGTATTGTTGTGAGCGATCAGGAAACTGGCGATGAACGAAAAGCTATTGATAGTATTATGACTAACTTGAGAAAGCTTGTTCAAGAGACTGGCGTTGGTTTATTCCTTGTTTCTCACTTGAGAAGACCAAGCGGTTCAAAAGCTCACGAAGATGGCGGCAAGATAAGCTTAGGTGAACTTAGAGGTTCAGCGGCTATCGCTCAGTTGTCGGATATCGTGATTGGTTTGGAGCGTGATCAACAACACAATGATCCCAAAATAAGAAACACAACTACAGTTAGAGTACTTAAAAATCGCTATGTAGGACTAACAGGCCCGGCTTGTTATTTGTTTTATGATAAAGATACAGGTCGTATGCATGAAACAAGTTGTCCGGTAGAAGATGAGAACTTTTAATGAAAAAGTACGTCATCGACATAGAGGCGAATGGTCTTAGGCCCGATACTGTATGGTGTATTTGTATCCATGATTTGGAGACAGATGAGGGGACATCTTGGGTAGATACAGCACTCAATGATTTCTCAAAGTGGGTTGAGGATAATAAACCTATGGAACTCATCGGTCACAATATTATTGGTTATGATATACCAGTGATAGAGAAGTTACTTAAAGTTGATTTCTCTGAGTGTAAGATAACGGATACTTTAGTTATGTCTAGACTTGAATCACCCTCTAGAGAAGGGGGACATTCTTTAGATAATTGGGGTATTATGTTGAATTTTCCTAAAGGGGAACATAATGATTGGACTGCTTTTTCTTATGATATGTTATCGTATTGCATACGTGATGTTAAGCTTAATGTACAGGTGTACAGGGCGTTACTACACAAACTTAGAGTTTTTGGCTCTGAAAGCATTGATCTTGAGCATCAGGTTCAAAGCATCATTACAAAACAAATTGATCGAGGATGGTTACTTGATCAGGGGAAAGCTTTAGAATTATTAGCAAAGCTTAAAGAGAGGAAGAATGAACTGGAGGATGAGGTTCAAAAAATATTTAAACCTTTACCGGTGTTTGTTAAAAGTATTGTACCTAAAGTTAAAAAGGATGGTACAATATCGGTAGTAGGTTTAAAATTCTTAGGTGATCAATGGGAAACAGTCGTAGGTAATTTTAGTAGATTAGACTATCCATTGTTTAACTTAGGTTCTCGTCAACAGATTGGTAAGTACTTACAATACTTTGGGTGGAAACCTGAAAAGTTTACTGAAACCGGTCAGGCTGTAGTTGACGAAGATGTACTAAGTAGAGTCGAGGGAATACCCCAAGCTACACTTATTGGTGAGTACTTGATGATACAAAAGAGAGTCGCACAGATACAAAGTTGGTTGGATGCATTATGGGACGATGGAAGAGTCCATGGTTCGGTAAATCCTAACGGTGCTGTAACTGGACGAATGACTCATTCAGGGCCGAATATGGGGCAAATCCCGGCTGTTTACTCCCCTTACGGGAAAGAGTGCCGACAGTTATGGATAGCCCCTGACGGTTATAAGATAGTAGGCATGGATGCAAGCGGACTTGAAGCACGTATGCTCGCCCACTATATGAACGACAAGGACTACACTAATGAAATTTTGCACGGAGACATTCATTCGGCAAACCAGTTGGCTACGGGCGTTGAAACTAGAGATCAAGCTAAGACTTTCTACTACGCTTTCCTTTATGGAGCCGGGGATTCTAAAATCGGAAGTATCATCGGCGGAACTGCAAGAGATGGTAAAGAGCTTAAGGAAAAGTTCCTCAGAAATACGCCGGCTCTTAGAAGATTACGAGAACGAGTTAGCATGGCGAGCGGAAGAGGTTACATTCTTGGATTGGATAGGCGAAGGGTCTATGTACGATCAGAACACGCGGCGTTAAATACTTTATTACAATCAGCCGGAGCGATTGTTATGAAGAAAGCTCTAGCATTGTTGGACGAGTACGCAACTAAGTGGAAATTAAAATATCACTTTGTAGGGAACATACACGATGAAATCCAGACAGAGGTCGAGCAAGAGAAGGCTGAGGTTTTTGGGAGGCTCGCCTGTAGCTGTATTGAGGCGGCGGGATTACACTTCAATCTCAACTGTCCACTCGAAGGAGAATACAAAGTGGGATACTCGTGGGCTGAGACTCACTAAGGAAGACAGAGATGTCCAAGAGAACAACTGAGACTTTAGTTAGAGATATTTATAGGTTGATGATAAGTAGGGAAGCACCCGAAGATGTAAACGTGGATGAAGAGATAGAGCGATTCGGGGAAGCAGTAAAAGCATTAATGAAAAAAGAATTTTCCGATGATAGGATAAAAGATAACAAAAGAAAACTAAGGTTATCTAGCATAGGTAGAACAGACAAGTACCTTTGGAATTCATTCCATAAAACTAAGTCTGAAAATATATTACCTCATACTTATATTAAATTCATGTATGGACATTTAATAGAGGAACTACTTTTGTTTTTTACTAGGATGTCCGGTCACGAAGTTACTGATGAACAAAAAGTCTGTGAAGTGGAAGGAGTTATAGGCCACATGGATTGTAAAATAGATGGCGTGGTTACAGACGTTAAATCAGCAAGCAGTTATGGGTTTAAGAAATTTAAGGAAGGTACTTTGGCATTTGATGATCCCTTTGGATACATTGATCAAATTAAAGCATATGCACACTCAGAGGGTGAACGAAAGTTTGGTTGGCTTGCCATGGATAAAACAAATGGTCACTTAACTTATTTAAAGTATGATCTTGATGATAAAAAATCATCTGTATTTAACTTTTTAAACAAAGAAAGTATTGTAGATCGCGTTAAGCACGTTAAGAAAATGATCAAAAGAAAAGAGCCTAAAAAGCTTTGTTATGAACCTATACCTGACGGTAAATCAGGCAATTTAAAATTAGCTATTGGCTGTTCCTATTGTCAATTTAAAAGGCATTGCTATCCTGAGTTAAGAATATTTAACTATGCATATGCACCTAAATTTTTAGTCAAAGTAGTTAATGAACCTAGAGTTCAGGAAATAACTATCAATGACAAATAATAAGTTTAGATCAGGATTAGAGGAAGCGATTTATTTAAAGTTAAATAGTAGATTCAAGTATGAACCTTACAAAATACCTTATATTATAGCCAGGAATTACTTACCTGATTTTGTACACGAGAAAAAAAGAATACTTATAGAGGCTAAAGGTTTTTTTAGAGTAGGTGATACTAAAAAGTATACATCAATAAGAGATTCCGTCCCTGATTGGGAGCTTGTTTTTATACTATCTAATCCTAAAAAGAAAGTCAGGAAAGGCAGTAAGATATGCATGGGGAAATGGTGCGCTAAGGAAAATTTTAAGTTTTATACAATGGAGAACATTGATTTATTGTTAAAATATGTTAAGGAAAAGAAATGTTAACTTTCGATGAGCTGTTGCAGGAAATAGCTGATACACATGATGTTGAACTAATCTGTGAAACATTAGAGATAACTCCTATGGATTTATTAAAGAGATTTGAAGATAGGACTATCCGTTGGTTGCACGATAACTATTATGATACACCTAAAGTAGAGGAAGAAGATGAAGAAGAATAAAAAAGATGAAGAAATCTATAGACCTAAGCACTATAATTGTGGTACAATAGAGTGTATTGAAGCTATTCAAGAATCCATGTCATCACATGCATTTAAAGGTTATCTAAAAGGTAACTGTATGAAATACTTGTGGCGGTATGATTACAAAGGTAAACAAGTACAAGACTTAGGTAAATGTAAGTGGTACTTAAATAAATTAATCGGTATAGTAGAGGAGGAAAATAAATAGATGGATCAGTACCAACAGTTTATACACAAATCTAGATACGCCCGTTGGCTATCAGATGAAAACAGAAGAGAGACTTGGGAAGAAACGGTACAAAGATACGTAGACTTTTGGGTTAATCGTAAACAAATAGACGAGAAGACAGCTAAGAAAATATATAATGCGATTTATAACTTGGAAGTTATGCCATCTATGAGATGTTTAATGACTGCCGGTGAAGCTTTAGATAAAGATAATGTAGCAGGATTTAATTGTAGTTATCTACACATAGACTCCCCTAGGTCTTTTGATGAGCTTATGTATGTTCTTATGTGCGGAACTGGAGTTGGTTTTAGTGTTGAAAGAAACTTCATTAATAAAATGCCAGTTATCGCTGAGAGTTTCCATGAGTCCGATAGCGTGATTGTAGTAGCTGACAGTAAGATAGGATGGGCTTCAGCGTTTAGAGAGCTAATAGCTATGTTATATGCCGGTAAAATACCACAGTATGACATAAGTAAGGTTAGACCGGCAGGAGCGAGACTAAAAACCTTTGGTGGGCGAGCAAGTGGCCCTGAACCTTTGGTTGACTTGTTTAAGTTTTGTATAGATGTTTTCAAAAAAGCGGCAGGTCGTAAGTTAACTTCCATTGAGTGCCATGATATCTGCTGTAAGATAGCGGACATCGTAGTGGTCGGTGGTGTTAGAAGATCAGCGTTGATTAGTTTATCTAATTTATCTGATCAAAGAATGGCTAGAGCTAAGTCTGGTGACTGGTGGCGAAACGAAGGACAGCGTAGGTTAGCTAACAATAGTGTAGCGTACACAGAGAAGCCTGACTTTGAATCGTTCCTAGCTGAAATGCAAAACCTGTATGAATCCAAAGCCGGAGAGAGGGGAATCTTTAGTAGAATTGCGGCACAGAACATTGCGGCACGAAACGAAAGGCGTGACCCTGATCAAGACTTTGGAACTAACCCTTGTTCTGAGATTATACTTAGATCAAATCAATTCTGTAATCTTTCAGAGGTAGTTGTAAGACCTCAAGATGATCTCAAGTCTTTGAAAAACAAAGTTGAGATTGCTACTATCATAGGTACGCTACAGGCTACATTAACTAATTTCAGGTATCTACGTAAAGTATGGGAAAAGAACACCGAGGAAGAGGCTCTTTTAGGTGTTAGTTTGACTGGTATTATGGATCACGATCTTTTGCAGATGCCCGAAAATGCCACGATTATGTTAAAGAAGTGGCTAACGGAGATGAAAAATGTCGCAATCAATACTAATAAAGTATGGGCTGAACGTCTTGGTATTAATCAGTCTGCCGCTATCACTTGTGTTAAGCCTAGTGGTACGGTTTCTCAGTTGGTTGACTCTGCTAGCGGGATTCACCCTAGGTTTTCTAAGTATTATATTAGAAGAGTACGTGGAGACCAAAAAGACCCGCTTTCTACCTTTATGGAAAAATCAGGATTCCCTGTCGAACAAGACTTAATGAACTTGTCCAATTTAGTTTTTAGTTTCCCTATTAAATCCCCAGAAACTAGTGTTTCTGAAGATGTAAAGATTAGTGCTCTAAAACAACTAGAGCTTTGGGAGACATATCAAAACTATTGGTGCGAGCATAAGCCAAGCATCACAGTATATTATACGGATGATGAGTTTTTGGAAGTTGCTCAATGGATATGGAATAACTTTGACATCTGTTCTGGTATTAGTTTGTTGCCTTTTAGTGATCATGTTTATCAACAAGCTCCTTATGAAAAAATCTGTGAAGATAGATATAATGAGTTATTAGAGGAAATGCCTAAAGGTGTAGACTGGAATGACTTATCTAACTTTGAAACGGAAGATAACACTACGGGCTCTCAGGAACTAGCCTGTGTAGGGACTTCATGTGAAATCCAATAAACAAAAGGGGTCTTAATTGACCCCTTAGTTTTATTACTTTTTAACAATGTACTTGACACCGCGATATACATATACATATTCCATGTCTTCTCTCCTTAATCATTTCTTGGTTAATGAAACGATCTTTTGACGCATGATCTATGCGAAGGTTTTACCTTACCTCTAGTCTTCTTCTTTAGCAAAAACACCTAAACCTAAACCAACTTTTTGACCTGTTAATAACTGTTGTAAAGTAGCGTTGAATTTAGGGGATAAAACAGATCCATTCTTTTCTGCGGCGTTTACTGCTTTTATCATGTTTATTGCTTTGTCTATCTTTTCCGGCCTTATTGCGTTTTTAGCCGCAAAGGACGGTATAAAATTTTTAATTAAATTAGTAGTTCTTGGGTTTCTAATTGTACCTATTTCTCCAGAGGCTACCGATAAAGATAATCCTGTATCTAATGTATCAAACCTTTGAAATATTTCTATTTCGTCAAACAATACTTTTAGTTTATTTTTAGCCGGAGTTCCTTCAAATAAAGCATCAAATGTTTCCTTAAACCTAGGACTACTTAATTGTTTTCTGAGTTTCCCAACAGATTTAATTGGTTCATCTCTTGCTTCAACTTTAAGTATTTCCTCTAAAAAACCTTTTCTAACTTCTTGTAAAGGATTTACAGATAATCCATCTAAAGTAACTTTAGTTTCATCAAAACCTTTTGGAAGTTTTACTTTTAAGTCTTTAGATAGCTTCATTAATTCATTAACAGCGTCAACTCCTAAGCCGCCTGAATCTGGAGAAGCAATGATTTTACCTATCTGGGCCGGCTTTAGTGTTTTAACTGCTTGTTGAATAAATGAATTTTCAACTACTTTTCTTGATTTTGAGTAAAAGTCAGTTACGTCTTTATATTGTTTAGCTAAAGTTGGGGATAATCTTTCAGCCGCTTCAGACATTCCTTCTTCAAGAAGTTTTATAGTTTGTTGTAAAACAGGTATCCTATTTTTTTCTTGAGCACTAACGGCTACTTTTCCAGTTTTGTTTTGTAAGTTAAACAAAGTTGTTTTTAAATTACTTATTCTTTTGTGTGCTTCAGTGAAAGTTAAATCAGGAGGCAAGTCTTGTAAAAAAGATACGTCCCCTGAAAGTCCTTGAGGAGCTTCAAAAACATTTTTAAGTTTACCATCATCTCCTCTTTTTACTTTTCTACCATCTCTTTTAATTTCGTCTGCTAAGGCCCGTGCTTTATCTCTAATGTTTAAAGTAACATTTTTTCCTTTTGCATCTATTACTTTGTAGATAGGAGTTACTATTTCCTGTATTGCGGCTTCTGATTGTTGAGCTAAACTTTGAAGAACTTTACCTTGCGCTGTCGGGCCTCTACTACTAAACTCGCCTAATATTTGACCTATTTGATTACCCATGTAAGTATTGTAACCTTTTAAGTACCGTTCAACAGTATCTTTTGTTAATTGAGATACTGCGGCTACTGAAGTTAAGAGACTAGCGGTTTTACTGTTAACATCTGCCATTGCCGGTAACAAAGGAACATCATAGTCCTTTAGTTTTCTTTGTATTTCACTAACAGTTTCTATTTTTTCATCGCCTTGCTTTAAACCAAATAAGAAATTTTTAGCTCCTTTATATGTTTTACCCACTACAGGAAATGCTATTCCAAAAGCAGTAGAGGCAATAGCCTCAGTTTGTGCGGAATCTACAGCCGCTTGTAAAGCCTTATCTGGGTTAAATTCTCTTCCTTCAATATAGTCCTCAATTACCTCTCCTGCAAATCTGCTCCCAAATACTACAGAACTAGTAGCCGCTGTTCCTGCTATAAGACCACCTGCCAAAGCACCTTTTGGGCCTAATACAGCTCCTGCCGCCGCTCCTTTGGACGTTGCAGGGCCAACTACTGCTAATGCTGTTCCTAACTCTAATGATGGAGCAATCCAATCAGCCCATGATTCTACATCTGTAGGACTCATAGTTTCCTGTATATCATTATTAGTCTCAAGCTCTATTTCATCTGCGTACCTATCTTTTACTCTAGCTAATATATCAGGATCGGTAACAGGTACAAGCCCTTTTATTCTCTCAGTACGAGAGCTTTGTAATCCTTTTGCTTTATTTAGTATATCAGGATCGGTTACTGGCTTTAACATTATTTTTAACCTCTTTAATCTATAATTTCATATAGCTTTTGATTTGGAAATTGAAGATAATCTTTCCCTTCAATAGTAACTATGTATTTTTCATAACTAGGATCTCTGTAGTTAATGTCTGGAAGTTCACCTAACAAAGCTTTTTTGAAGTTTTCATAATGTTTTCTAACTTCTTTTAGTTTTCTTAAAAATGGTTCTTTTTGTAAATTACCATCTAAAGCAGAAATAGAATTTTTAAGTAACTCTAATTCAATATTAGAAACTTGTCCTAAAGCTCCGCCTGTTTTAGACTTTCTTCTCATCTCAGATAATCTATCAAAGGCTAAGTTAGCTTTTATTGTTGAAATATATCCATTTAACTCTCTGTAAGGACTTTCCCCTGTTATAATGCTTCCTGAGAATATATCACCTACTGTACTATCAGATAGTAAACCAAAATCAACACCTGTTGCTCCTTCCTCAGCTAATGTTTCTGCCTTACTTATTGTTCCTAGAAGACCGTCTAATCTTGATAATTCAGAGTGTACGAACTCTTGATTAGCTATTTCTGACTCAGCTTCATCTTTTGTACCAAAAGTTCCTACAACCCTTGGGACTTTAGCAGATTTATTTACTAAGGAAAAAGTGCCATCGTTATTATTTACTACTTCTATAGTAGCCGGTTTAACTTGACCAAGAACTCCTACTCTTTCATTTGTTCCTTTTTTAAATATAACTTTGTTAGTTACTCCTGTTTCACTATCAACTATATCAAAAGTTTCAGTATTATCTGGTATTTCACTTACACCTATTTTAGTAAGTATTTCACCTGATGTCTTACCTACTAATACAGTTTCCATTGCGCCAGTTTTTTGGTTAAAAACATTTTTAAATTCTGTCTCCTTTAAGAACTTATCTATATCTTCTGCCCCTTGAATTAATCCTGAATCGACTAATTTAAACATAGAACTTTTAATGTTATCATTATACACTCTAGAATCTTCTGCAATTATTGATTTTAAAGCTTCACCTCTAACTCTTGCTTGTTTTAGGGCGGCTTCTGCATCTGCTTTTCTTTTAAGAATAGCGTTTCTTCTAGCGATTGTTGCACTTGCTCCGCCTAAATTACCTACTGTTTGTTGAAGTTTAGCAAGTTCTGTCAAATCATCTGGATTATCCTGATCTAAATCAGGCAACATATTTTCAAGCTTTTCATAAGGATCAAGCTCTATTTTATCTTTATTGCCTGTTGCTCTTAAAAATAATCGAGCAAGGCCCCTTCCGCCTCTTTGAGCTTCATTTTTAGGTCTTACTAAAGGGTTAATCCTTCCTTGAGGAGTTCCTGTTAATAAACCTACAATATTATCTTGAGTAGCCATCTTACTGTGTTCCTTTTATTATCCTATTAATTAGAAAAACCTTCCTGCTAAACTGCTTACTAAACTACTTAAGAAACTCTTTCGTTTGTTGTCCTTCTTTTTCATTAAATCAAGGAATTTTTCTTGCTGTGCTCCGTAACCAAAGTTTTCATTAAATAAACCTTCTTCGATTAAGTTTCCAAATAAGCTTCCGGCTTGTTCCCTTCCACTTTGAGATAGACCTGCAAACGGGGCTGAAGCTCCTAAAAGCTCAAGTTGTTTATCTTGAGGAATGTAAGCACCTCCTAACAAACCTAAACCTAAACTTAAGTTTCTTGCATCTTCATCACCAACTCCTTGAATTGCGGCAAGGGCGGCTGACTCTCTTCTTCGATTTACTCGGTCATTAAAATCTAGTTGATCTGTATTTATTGATTTACCTAACCTACCTTCAGCAAGTAACCTTTGCTCTAGATCTGCTCTACCTAAAGCTTCTTCTTCTAATTGAAGCCCTCTTATTCTATCAAATAAATTTTGCTCTCGTTCAGCTCTGTCGCCTCCTAAGTTTGAAAGAAAATCTTGTGCTAAAGCAAAGTTTTCACTTGCTAAATTAGCTTGATCTTCACCTAACATCATAGATAAACCACCAAGGTCATCTACAGTAGTGCCTCCTCCAAAACTATCATAAACATTAAAGCCTTTAAATCTAGACATATCTCCGGCGTCTAAACCGGCTTGTCTAGCCATATCGAACATTCTATCTCGATTACGCTCTCGCCTGTCTATTTGTCTGTTTAAATTCCGATAACCTCTAAAGGCATCAAAAAAACTCATAAAATCATCATGTCCTGACATTAGTAGCTACCTCCACTTATTGTCCCTGCTAATGCTCCTGAAAAAGCCGGAATACCTACAGTTCCTGTAAAAGTAGGACTGTTGATATTTGCTTTACTATTTACTGCTGTTTCAATAGCATTAAATTCATTATGTATTTCTGTTCCTCTGACTATTTTTAACGTGCTACCAGAAGGTAATCCATCTTTTGTAGCATAGTCAGTTATTCTATTATAATCTGTCATTAGATGACTCTCCCAAATAGTACGTTAATATCAATTCTCTGTATAGAAAACTCTGCTCCGTTTATTGTTGATTCTAAACCTACGGTAACTACAGTTCCGTGGCCTGTTCCATGAACACTAGGAGTTTGTATCTCTGTTCCTCCTGAGTATTCAACTGATAAGGCAGTTGTAGCTTGAGTGCCTTGACTTGGATCAGCCGGGTCTATTAATTCTAGTGAAAAGTCTGGTGTAGCTTCTGTAGGAGCGTCAGCACTAGAAATACCGTATTCACTTATCCCAAAAAATGCTGTTTTAGCGTTTATTGTAGTGGGTATAAATGTTTGTTTAGAATATGCATCTGAATAATCATAACCCCAATTTAATGTAGATTCCGCTGAGGAATCACCTATGATTATCATTTTAAACTTTTTTAAAAACTTTAGGTTAGTTGAATTACCAAAATCTAACGGGTTACTAAAATAAGATAATAAATATGTTTGAGATACGTAAGTTAAAGCTGAGTTTACTTCTTTACATACTTTATCTGAGAAACCTTTGTATTGATAAATTCCTCCTTGTCTTCCCATTACTAAACTACCATCATGTCTTATAGTATAACATAAAGCAATCGGGTCTGACCAAGTAGTTACTCTAAGTGATCCGTCAGGTAACGCACCTCTCGCATCGAAACAAAATGTAGTAGTATTCTTAGGTAGAGTTAACAAATAAAAAGCTTCATCTGGACTATAAACAGATGTAATAGTACTTAAGTCTTCATTAGATACTTTTTCATCATTTACTAGTCTTAATAAATCACTCCTTATATTTTTACTTATGTCTCTCATAGGTAAAGACTTTTCTTGTATTAGTCTTCCTAAACTTCTAACTCCTGAATCAGATAAAAATACAATATCTGTACCTGTATGCTGAACAGAGTCTCTAGCTATACAACCTACTCCATCTATTATATCGTGAAGTTTAAATGTATCAGCATTAGGATTACCATCTGCTCCAGTATATATTATTATAGAGTTCTTACAAAATATAATTAAAAAACCATTATGTTCCTGTAAGGCAACAATCTCATCATGTCCTGATGGAAAAACTTCTCTTAAATTTAAATTACCTACTGTTGGACTACTTCCTGAATTAAAAGTCCACTGATGTCCCACTAAGAAATTAGACCAATAAACTGTTTGTTTATCATTGTTTATATCAGCTACCCATATTCTACCAAAAGCTCCAAGTGCTTCATTAGCTTGATAAGGAGAAGTTGTATTACCGGGAAGATTTGGAGCCTGATAATTGGTAATCTGAGACATAGGTTTTAAACCTTGAGTCCCTACATCTGTGTAAACTAAAGGCTCATGGCCTCTTTGAAAAAAGTACACATGATTATTAAAGTTTACTACTTTCCATTTATTAGCAGTAATTGTGTATCCTGATGGAGTAATATCAGTAAGAGTGGTAGTGCCTTTATAAATCTTATTGTTACCGGCTGAGAATACTATTTTAGTTCCGCTGTCATCTAAACTTTCAAAAACTGTTTCCACTTTAATACTAGCATGAGTAGAGTTTTCTTGGTTTATACTTACAGAGCCTTTTCTAGCTCCTATTCTACCTAATTTATCTATAACACAATTATTGGCAATACTAGAAAAGTTAGGATCAAGACCTATCGGGGAGTCTTCACTATTTAAACCTAAAAACCCCGGAGCTTGTATTGTAATTTGTTTTATCGATTGAGCCATTATACGGGTTTCCAAATAGTTTCTTCTTCCGTTCTTCCTACGTCTAATGCAATTCTATCCGCTAATGTTTGATCTGCAATTCCAAAAAGTTCTGCGGCAGATGTTCCTCCAGTTTCTCCACGTTCTCTAGCGGCTAAAGCATAAGCGTATTGTATTACTGCGTCTGAAGGTACAAATAAATTGTCACTATCTGATGACATCCTAGCTTTTTTATCTACAGCGTTTACTCTTATAGTATAAGCTTTATCAGGAATAGGATAAACATCTATTAAAGCTTCTCCTGATTGACTGAAACCATTCCAAGAATAATACACTGGAGAACTATTAGGGACAGCACTGTTTAAATAAGCATTATTCATATATGTTGATGATACTGGTTTCATAAAATAATTAGAAGTATCATTAATAACATCTAATGTTTTTAAGCCAACATCTGATCCTGACAATTGATAACTAAACGTATTTGCAACAGTAGTTATTGTAAATGTAGTTCTAAGTGAGTGCCAATCCCAAGAATCTTCAACAATTCTTTTTGCATCATTTACAAACTCACCAATTAATTTTGAATAATTATTATTTGATACTGATGGAACTTCGTTCTCTCTTAATCTTAATAATACACTATTTACAGTTTCTAAATATGTCATGCTTTCCCCTTAATTCTTTCGACTCCTCTAATTCCAGACATGCCTAGCATACCAAGTAAAACGGGATAAAGCAAGTCGCTCTGTATCTCCGGTACAGGTAACCAAATGCCTAAAAATGGGCTTATAATTACATTGTACATCAAGCCAATCCAACAGCAATGACCAATCATGGGCCGCCAAGTTCGCTGTAACATACTGCCTTGTGCTTCTATTTTAGCAAGCTCTATTTGTTGAAGCATTATTTCCTGATGTTGTTTTTCGGAAAGCGTAGCTATCTCGTGAGCTAACTTAGCTTTCTTATCTGCATCAGGAATAAACTTATCTAATAATCCTGTTACTGGCTCAACCAATGTATTTAGCAAGAGTGACATTTACGCGGTCCTTTTAAACATATAAACAACTAAATAAGGCTGTCTAAGATCAATAGATGTTGAAGTAACTGTTTGATTTGTACTTTCATCTGCTTTTAAATTAGATTGAGTTTTAGTTGTGTTTCCGTCTGTATTAGTCTCTGATAAATGATTAAGTTCTTCACCAGAAACTCCTGAGTCAAACTCTAAAGTAGTATCAATAACTGCTTTATCATCGCCTTCAAATCTAATATTAGTATTGTGTTTGTGTTTAGGTAAGTTATCTGCTGTTAATTCAAAAGTAGTATTACCGCCTTCTGTACCGGCAGTATATCCGCTCCCTGCTCCTACTAATACTCTTCCGGCACTAAATACTTCCCAAGTTCCTCCAAAAATTCCTGAAGGATTAGTAGCTTCAGTGCTAATATAAATAGAACCTACAGGATAAGCATGTAAAGCAGGAGATAACTCAACAACACTACCAGATACATTTTTAGTATATATCTTTTGATCTGCTGTGTTTACTGCTATTTCAGAACCAAAAGTACTAGAGTTATTACCTACTGTTAAGTCTGATTCAGCAGGTTCTCCTGAAGTATTTTTTGATTTAATTAAAATTGTAGTCATTATAATTACCTAATTATTGTTTTCGTTTTCTTCTGCTATTGGTTTTGGTTTTATTTTTAAACTATTTATTTCCACTTCATCTGGATTTACCCAAGCCGCTTTACAATATGCTTTTTCTACAGGATGATAGTAGCTGTCTTTTTGACTTAGCAGTTGTGCATACCACCGACAGTCCTGTAAGCTTCTCCAGTATGTAGTACGTTTTCCTTCCGGCTCCCCCTCTACAATAATTATAAGTGCAAATAAAAGTTTTAAATTCACCTTTTAGATTCTAGCATTATCTCAATAAGTTTACCTAACTTTTCATCTGTGCTTTTAGATATTTCAGCTTGCTCTGCTAACCCATCAGCAATCGTTTTAATTGCTTGTGCGTTCAAAGCGATCTGCTTACCATGCTCAGATGAACTAGCTTGGACCTTTTCAACTATCTTTTCAACCCTTTCAACCTCTTTAGCAGTCGCCTGTGCATTAGCTTGAGCCGCTCCGTAAGAAACTGCGCCAACAAACACCGAAACTACCAAAGGCAAGGCCCACAAGGGCAGTTGTACACTAGGATTAGACATTACCAAGGCACTCCCATAGTAACTTTAGGTGCTTTAGACTCAGCTATTTGAGCCGCTATGCTTGCCTCGATATCATCAGCAGATATAGACTCAGATGCTTTCACCCATCCTATGACTATTTCTTCAGTTAGATCAGCGTATTTAACATAATCTTCTTTTGTTGAATCAGGTGTCCAACTACAAGTGCCGTATGATGATCCGTAGTGAGTAACCGCTGAATCGCCAGTGCCTACTACTTCGGAATCTTCACAACGCCAATGCGCTACGATTACACCATCTTTATTCGGAGCCTTACTATTACGCTCAAGCTCCACTATTTTCCACGTTGCCGCCATTTTACTTCTCCTTTTCTAAAGTGTTGAAATGATAAATGCGAGTAGTTCGTTGTAACGAACACCCATTTTAGTTTGCTCAGTGCCGTGTTCGTCTGTCCAAGTATTTGAACAAAACATCCCATAGCGATGTGCATCTAAACCTTCTGATTCAAAAGCTTGCTTTAAGTCTTGTGCAATAATTCCAAAGTGAATTCTCGCGTCATCACCTTTGGTTTTTACTGCTGATTTCCATCTATACTTTTTAAGTAACGCTTTTGCTTTTACTGCCACTTTCTTTTCAGTTTCATCAAGATCAGAGATGTCCTGTTTTTCATTCTCATCTGATGTAGAAATTGTGCTATTTGTTGCAAAAACATCATCCCACCTTGCGTTGTATCGACCTAAATCCATACGATCATCTGAATCTGCATCTGTATCTGGTCGATAAGGTATTACTGCTTCAAAACTGTTATCAAATCTTATTCCAACGTCATCAAAACCCATTTTTGGTATGATTGCTCTTGCGCTGTAGATGTCATTGAAACGATTTGATGATCCACCTAAATCTAATACATTATCTGTGGGTGCGTTTGAACTAATATCATGCGGTAAAAGTTGATTTGTAGAATCCACAAACGACAATGCACTGTTTCCTTGACCGATGTATAACTGCACACCTGCTCGTGAACCAATAACACCTACGGTTGTTGCGTCTTTTTTAAGAGAAATTAACGCTCCGTCCGAACTCATACGGTTGATAGAAACTGGTTCTGCATTGTCCCTCGAAACTTCAAATCTGCCGCCAAAAGTTCCTGTAGAAATTGCAACACCCGCAACATTATTTAGCGCGGGAAGATTGTTGGTAGTGCCGAAGAGGCAATCACCGTTTGATGTAATACGCATCCGTTCATTTGTATTACCGACAGAATTTGTATGAAAAGCCATTTGTGTGCGAGAAGAAATTTGCAAATCATTTGTGTTTCCTGAATCCATAGTAAATCTATGTTGTACAACATTAAATATATCTGTAAATGTAATACCTGTATCTGCGGGTACGTTATCAAATTGCAATCTTAAAAGATCGCTTGCACCCGCATCATCTTTCCCACTTATCTCAACTTTTGCATTAGGCGATGTGATTCCACCAATACCAACTCTACCGTCTCCACGTACAACCATTAGAGCATTAGAACCACCGTACGCACCAAAGGCAAAAGCAGAAGTACCA